CCCCCGATAAGTACTTTTCCGGTGTTGTACGGCTTGTACTTCACCTCATAGTGAAACCGCTTCGGCTCTTCTTTTTTGCGTCTTGCGTTCATATCAAAGCCTCCGGAAATTCGTCCCAAAATTTCTTCTCGATCTGCTTTAGCTCCTTGGCGGTCATCGGGCAGATCACGGGGAATGGATACCAGCTTGGGGCTTTCATCGCGCCTCTCTCCTTCCTATTTCGATTAGTCGTTTCGCTTCGTCTCGGTGCTCGGGCTTTTCTGCTTGAAGTAGTAGGTTTATCCATGACCCTTTAATCACTCCTCTTTCATATTGGTAGCCCGTCTCGATGTAAAAGTGTTCAGTTTGATTCATTTAACACCTCTTGTAGTGTCCCATCACATTCACCCCTGCGCCACATATCGGCGAATTCGTCTAGGATGCTGTCGATTTCGTCATCGTCAAGATCACGCGCCTCTAGCTTGAGGCGTAATTGTCGTTCGTTCATTCTGTCACCTCCTGAGTATCAAACACTTCAATTTCAAAATCACCGCCTGAAAAATCTGCGTTCTCGCACATTTCATCTTCAATTTGCTCGACTGTGTACTTATTGGGAACGGTTATCCGCACCTTTTGGTATTGCTTTAAAACTAGCGTGGCGGTATAAGTTTTCATGCTGTCACCTCCACAAAAGCGGCGTTTCCGGTTTGCTCGCGGTAAAAGTTTGCCTCGGCTTCTGCGGCTTTTCGGGTTTTGAATCGCCCAAGCAGGGTGTAATTGTGGTTGTAAACAGAATACTTCATGCTGTCACCTCCAGTTCTTCGGGTAGTTCTACTTCATCACCCAGCTTGCTTGCCACATAGCAGCACATGGCTGCAATTAGCGGGGTTGAGCCGACAGATAGGAATGAGTTTCCATTTTGAGTACAGTACGCACGCCAAATACCAGAGTATTCAAGATACATATACTCACGCTCTATGATCGGGCCACCTTGCGCCCAGTCGGTTGAGGGCGAATACACCTCGTCGAATTCGCAGCCGTAGTAATCATTGGCGCTGTTAGCCTCGTAGCGTTTTGCTCCTGTTACCACAGTTCCATCTACGACTTCATAGTCCAAGCCTTGCGCTTGCGCTACCGCCCAATCAAGGGCAACGCCCGCCAGTTCTGGTGTTTGCATTCTCTTCTCTCCACAATTCGGGCAAAATCGCCCCATAAGCCCCACACGTGAGGCTTATAGAGTTTTCGCTCAACGATACAAATAGTCCATTTCCCCGATGGAAATATAAGAATAGTCCATCTTGACCTCTCTAGCGGTTGCTTCCCAATCAATATGCACCCATGCGGGTAAGTCGCGGGGAATAGTTCCGCAATCTTCCAGCATTTCGCGGGTGTATTCGGTGAAGTGCGATTCGCGGATCAGCGTTATGGGGTACCAATCCCCGCGCCATTGTTCATCGCCGCCGTAGCCCTTGAGTTCTTCCATAATGTTGTTCAGGGCTTGCAGTTCTTGCCATTCTTCTGTGAGGTTTTGCATTGCCGCATCGCCCTCACTTCCAAGCCCCTCAAGCTGGTTTTCCAGTTCTTCTACGCGCTCGATGATGTCGCGCACGTCTATGATGTCAGCGGTTAAGTCTATTTCGGTTTTCATGGTGTTGCCTTTCAGTTGGTTAGTAATGTGTTGCATTGATTGGGTTTGTATCAGGTAGATTATGACTTGTCAAGCATGACCTAAAAATATTTCTAGATGTCCATCGTTTGGGCGTGTTGCTCGATCTCAAAGCCTAGCTTCTTGATCGTTTCCAGCGCGGCGCGGGTTAGCGTTTTCGTTCCGGTTAGGTCGCAAAATAGCTTAGATTGTGGACAGGCTGGATAGGCTTGCATCACCCCATAGATGGATTTAGTCTTAATGACGATTTTCATGTTCATTGCCCTACGGGTCCCCCGTTGAATGAATCGCCTATCAATTTTCCCGCTCTGCCTTTGGTGAACGGATGGTTAAAAATGCCGGATGGAGTGAATTCGGGGGGGAATAGAATCACCTCATGGAATGGGTAAAAACTTGGCGTATCATTTTCGGGCACAAAAATCCACCCCCCTGCGCCGTGTTCGTGGCGATAGGTGCGGGCATCGGTTTCATTGGCAAAGGTTTTATAAGTGTTCATGATGTTATTTCCAAAGGATGTCAAAATATGCCATTGCTAAGATGGCGAGAGCTGCACCAATTAGGATCGCTGTCAACAAATCCCATGTTTGGTGTTTGCGGGGTGGTTTGTAGTGCTCATTCATGCTGTCACCTTGTTTAGGCTTACTAGCCATTCAAGAATGGGCACAGCGCGGTACAGTTTTGTATTGATTGCCTTTGCCGTGTTTTCGTTGAATGTCTCAAAAACGGCTTGATTCGTTGCAATATTTACGATAATCCATGATGCGGTTTTCATGCTGCCACCCCATAAGCCAAAATAGGCAAGCGGTTCACTCTAGCCCTAACCCAGCTAAAATATTCGCTAAATGGCACATTACCCCGTAAACCTTCGCCAGTAGCAAGCTCAAAGCCATCCGGCGCGGTTTCGCTGTCGGGTATTAACTTTAAAACGCCATTTTCGGTTTTGCTGCTGGGCTTGAAGTACAGATAAAGCGGCTCAAGTACTCCAGCGTTAGCCATTTTTTGAGCGTCATGTGCACCACAATCCGCGCACTTTTTGACCATTTCAAAAATCACCTTTTCATAATTTAACATTTTTAGCTCCAGTTGGTTTGCCCTTTCGGGCGGGATAAGTTTGATTGCAGAGACAATCCAGCAGCACCCATAAGATGCTGCTAGGTGTCACTTAAAAGTTGTAGTCGTAAAACCTTACGGGCGCATCAGACAATCTAAACTTTCCACCGTGCGCGTCTTTCCAACCGTCTTTGCTCAGGCGTATGCGCTTTACTGGGTTGCTAGTGTTGCTAGTGATAAACCATTTTTGATTGCGCTGATTAGAGCAATGGGCAGAAAACCCGCCAACGTGAAAATCCAGCTTCACGGATTCGTCTTTCTCTGTATCCATGCGCCTGACTTCCATAGTTTTATCGCTGATCTTGCGGACAACTTCATAAGGTGTCACGTCTGAAAATCCATACTGATTTGCGTATTGTGTCATTGCTATGTGCTCCTAGTGGTGGTCAATGCGATATTGCATTGATGGGTATCCTCTCACGTTTCAAAGGAGGCACATAATTAGGGAAAACCCTAATAAAGCACTGATCGTTTATCCAGTAAACAACAAAAAAGCCGGAAAAAGAGCGCAGAGCGCAATAGTTCTGCACTTGTTCCTATACAATCCCTGTAAATTCATACAGTAAATAGGATATGACGCTATCACGTAAAGCAATCAGAGAAGCATTGGATACAACACCCATTGAAACGATACTGGGTGCTCAGTCTAAAGGGCTTACCCCTAAGATGAAACGATTCGCTAAAGAGGTCGCGACTGGTTCAACCAAAGCGGATGCATACCGCAAAGCCTATAAAGCGGATGCATCAAAGCGCACTCTCGCATGCAAGCCATATGAGCTAATGCGGGATGAGAGAATTCAGAGGGAGATTGAGGCCTACCAACTGGCAATTACCAGTGCTGAACTGCGTGAGCCAGCTCAATTAAAGGCTTTGCTGGTGCAGCAACTGGTGCAACATTCGCTCGACCCCGACTTTCCACCAGCGCAAAAGGTGCAATGCTTGAAACTCATCGGGAGTTTATTTGAGGTGGGCGCTTTCGAAGAGCGCAAGACAGTCACCCAAATCACATCATCACACGATGCTAGGGAAAAGGTCATGCATGAACTACGCGCACTCATGAATCAAGATGCGGTTGACGCGACCATGATTGACGCAGAATCGCTGATGGCCGAACTCCACCCCCCACAGGGGGCCACAAGCGTGGAAGTGGAGTCCCGCTCAGAATTACATACTACTCCACTCGAACAAATTCCATCTTTAGACGACCCCACCCCCTCATCTGAGGAAGACCCACCGGTTGCAGAATGAAACGTTACATTGTAAAAATATTCCACATAATGAAATAGGTATCTTGAAACGTTACAAGATGATTAGAAAAGTTTTGATCAATGATGAGATGCGCATAACCAAGGCGCATATGAGTTATGAAGAATGTTTACTAACAGCTATGAGCCCGGCCCAGAAAGAAGTCTTTTTTGTTATAGATGAGTGGTGGAAGAAGTATGGATACAGTCCATCGCTTCGGGACATTGCTTACCATAGAGGAAAGATGGGTCTTGGAAATACGAAGAAGATCGTGGACAAGTTAGTAGAGCTTGGAGTGATAAAGAAGCTCGACGGAAAAGGTAGGACGATCCGGCCCGTCTATATAAATTTTAGGAACTTGGAATAGTGGATATAGAGAAGCTAGTAGGAGAGTTGCCTCCTAATGAGCAGGAGAAGATTTTATCTTGGGTGTCTACTTATAAGGACGCGCTTGAGAGGGAGAAGTGTGAGCAGAGCTTCCTACCGTTTGTAAAGAAGATGTGGCCGAGCTTTGTCCACGGGCGTCACCATGCGGTGATGGCTAAGGCGTTTGAAGATGTAGCTTCTGGGAAAATTAGGAGGCTGGCAATCTCCTGCCCTCCTCGGCATACGAAGAGTCAGTTCGGCTCGTTCCTCTTCCCGGCTTGGTTCCTTGGAAAGTTCCCCGATAAGAAAGTGATGCAGTCTTCTAATACGTCCGAACTGGCCGTGGGTTTTGGTAGGAACGTCAGGAACCTAGTCATGAGTGAGGAGTACTCTAAAGTATTCCCGAATGTAAAATTAAGACAGGACAGTAAGTCGGCGGGACGTTGGGCGGTGAACCAGTACGGAGAATACTTCGCTATTGGTGTGGGAGGTACGATGACCGGTCGAGGTGCGGATATTGTAATTATTGACGATCCCCACTCGGAGCAAGAAGCGACGATAGCTTCTCACGATCCTTCGGTTTATGACTCCGCCTATGAGTGGTATACATCCGGTCCTCGGCAGCGTCTTCAACCTAACGGGGCGATAATCATCATCGCTACCAGATGGTCGGAGCGAGATCTCATCGGGAGAGTTTTAAAAGACGCAGCCGAGCGAGGGAAGGAAGATGAGTGGCGAGTGATTGAGTTTCCCGCGATATTACCCAGCGGGAATCCCCTATGGCCTGAATTCTGGTCTTTGGATGAACTGTCCGCCTTGAAGGAGGAACTGCCCCCTTCTAAGTGGAATGCTCAGTATCAACAAAGTCCTAC